GGTTTATGGCAAGACTCCGACCCCAACGATCGAAACAACAACGGGAGAACAAGGTCTGGGCTGTATCGAATCTTTATCCCAGCATACGATGCCCTAGAAGGCTTCTTCGATAAATATGGAAACGCTATAGTAGATGACCCAGAGGGAGAGGTGATTGGGGTAGATGGAGAAGTTGTGGATCAAGGCAGCAGAAAGTACCTGAAGAACGAGAGGCAGTCATTTAAGGATGACCCTTCAGAACTTAACGAGATCATTCGTCAGTTTCCATTCACGGAAGATGAAGCGTTCAGGGACAGCATAGAAGGTAGCTTGTTTAATATCGGCAAGATCTACCAACAGATTGAACATAACGACAACCTGTATCCAAACCCAGTAGTAAGGGGTAATTTCATATGGAAGAAGAAAGACGATGAGGTAGCTTTCTCTCCAGACCCTAACGGAAGGTTCCGAGTATCATGGCTACCTCCAGATCACTTAAAGAATCAGAAGTCAGACCTTCGTGGTAAGCGCGTCCCACCGAATGCTCATATAGGCTGTGGCGGCGTTGACTCCTACGACCTTGACGCTACTGTAGATGGAAGAGGCTCTAAGGGTGCTCTACATATGTATAACAAATTCAACATGGACGTACCGTCGAACATGTTTGTTGTCGAGTACGCCTCAAGACCTGATCTTGCAAGTATCTTCTATGAAGACGTACTCATGTGCGCATTCTTCTATGGTTATCCATTACTTATAGAGAACAACAAGTATGGTATCGCAAGGTACTTTGAATCAAGGGGTTACGACGGTTACTTAATGGACAGACCTAGCTTCTTGAAGAGTCCAAATGCATCATCAAACGTCAGAACGAAAGGCATCCCTTCCAACTCTCAAGATGTTATTCAGTCACATGCTCAGGCTATTGAAGCTTACATACATGACCATGTCGGAATAAAACCAGAGACAGATGAATTTGGGAATATGTATTTCAACAGAACGCTTGAGGATTGGATAGGATACAAGATTGATAAGCGTACCAAGTTTGACTTGACAATTAGTTCTGGTTTAGCATTGTTGGCTGCTCAAAAAGCTAAGAAAGAAAAGCCCAAGTCAACCTTTGAAGACAAGACGTTTTTCAGGACATATAAGCCAAAAGCCTGGCACTTGTAGTTTTACTATATTTGCATTGAGTTAAAATAACTCGACTCATTGCAGATGTATAGTACAAGTAAAAAATCTTCTAGCTTTCCAGATCCCTTGGCTACTTCCGAAGAGAAGCAGACCAAGGACTATGGTCTGAAATACGCTAAGTCCATTTATCAGCAATGGGGGAAGATCGACGATGAGGGGTCTAGTTTCAAGAGCAGAAAGCGAATCTTTGAAAGAAACAGGAAGTACGCTAATGGAACTCAAGACACCAGCATATATAAGTCTCTCCTCACTTCGCTAGACCCAAACAATGGAGACGGAAGTATGCTGAACCTGGACTTCACTCCAGTACCCATACTACCTAAATTCGTAAGGATCGTCGTAAATAAGATCCTATCTCTGAATCCCTATCCAAACCTTGAGGCTGTTGATCCTCTTTCTTCTTCAGAGAAGGACAAGGAGAGGAGAAAGATGGAGATGATGATTGAGGCCAGGAAGGAATTGGCTGAAATCGAAGAAAAAACTGGTGTTAGCATCGGTATGCGTACCGAGGAGATACCAGAAACTTTGGAGGAGGCTGAGATATTCATCGGCAATAATATCAAGTCGTCATCTGAGATCGCTGCTCAGATTGCCACCAACCTTACTTTGGAGTGGAATAACTTCAATGATACTACGCTGAGAAGGTGCGTTAATGACCTTACAATCCTCGGCATGGCCGTGGTTAAGAGAACTAATGATCCCCAGTACGGTATTCGAACTGATTACGTTGATCCCTCGAACTTCATCCACAGCTACACTGAGGACCCAAACTTCGATGACCTATCGTATGCGGGGAGCGTAAAGTATGTAACTATAAGTGAGCTTCGAAGACTTGCTGGTGATCAATTCACTGAGGAGGACATCAAGAGTATTGCAAGGTCAGCTCAGAAGCGATACGGTTACGACGCTAGTCTAATGAGTAAGTCTAGCTATGATAAGACAACGAATATCACTCACCTTGGTTACAATGAGTACAAGGTTGGTATTCTTGATTTTGAGTTTATGTCCGTGGACTGTGAGTACTTCGAATCGAAGGAAAGCAGATATGGAAACTTAGGTTTCTATGCCAAGGGGAGTAGCTACAAGGGGCCTCAAAACTCTGTGTTTAATAGGGAGGTAACTAAACTTGAGAGCGCTTCCGTTTACGGTGGTTGCTATGTGCTTGGTACTGAGTACTTGTTTGATTACGGGAAGAAGCAAAATATCCCAAAGAACATTCACGACATAACGAGAACAAACCTCTCTTATTCTGTTTGCGCTACGAATCTCTTGGAGATGACTCCCAAGTCCATGGTGGACAGCTGCATTGGTTTCGCGGATCAGCTTCAGCTTACTCACCTTAAGATTCAGCAAGCGGTAGCCAAGGCCAAGCCTGATGGGATCATCATTGATATTGAGGGGTTGGAGAACGTTCAACTCGGTAAGGGCGGTGAGCTTCAGCCACTGGATCTCCATGATATCTACGAGCAGACGGGTGTCTTCTACTACAGAAGTAAGAACCCAGAGGGTGGATTCCAGAACCCGCCGATTAGAGAGATAGGTAACAGCATACGCAATATCAATGAGTTGATTGGTTTGTATAACCACTATCTCCGTATGATCCGTGACGCTACGGGCATCAATGAGGTTATGGATGCTTCTACCCCGAAGTCTGATTCATTGGTTGGCGTAAGGCAACAAGCCTTGGCAGCAGCCAACAACGCCATCTACGACATCACAAACTCATCCATGGTTCTCTACAAGAAGGTTTGTAGCGATATTGTGAAGTGCGTTCAGGTGATACACCCAGACGCTGTCCTCTACAGGATCTATGAGAATGCTATTGGAGAGAAGAACATGGAGGTCCTTAGTTCCTTCAGGAATCTAGCCATGTACAACTTTGGCGTTCGCGTCGTCAAGGAGATGGAGGAGGGTGAGCGACAGTACTTGGAGCAGAACATCCAGATTGCCCTTGCTCAAAAAGAGATCGACCTTGAGGACGCTATCGCCGTTCGTCAATTAAAGGATATCAATCAAGCGGAAAGACTGTTGATTGTCCGAAGGAAGAAGCGTATAGCTCAGCAGCAGATGATTGCTATGCAGAATTCTCAGCAACAGGCTCAGATTCAGCAGCAATCAGCCATGGCTACTTCTCAGGCTCGTCAGCAAGAGATGCAGATGGAGGCTCAGATTAAGGCTCAGGAGATGCAGCTTAAGGCTCAGCTTGAGGCTCAGCTTGAAACCGTTAAGCACGAGTTCAGGAAGGAGATAGAGTTAATAAAGGCTCAGGCTACACTTGGCTTCAAGGAGGACGATAAGAACTTCAAGGAGAAGCTTGAGGTACTGAAAGAAGACAGGAAGGATGACAGAGTTAAGAAGCAGGCTGTAGAGCAAAGCAAACTTATCTCTCAAAGGAAAGGAGGAAGGGGTGAGCTCCCAGAGCAGACCCAGGGTATTACATCACAGATATTGAGTTAACATGGCAACGACTATCAACTTAGACACATCCCAGAGGGTAGACATTATTTGCAAGAGAGGCGACACATTCTCTCTTCGTTTGACACTTACGGATGCCGACGGCGACGCTAGTTTTGCTCAGGCGGATACGTTCCTTATGCAGGTTAGGGATGCAGATACTAATGACTCAAGTACCGAACTATCCACTACGCCTACAACTCCAGACCCAACGTCTCAAACGTACATTGACTTTACGTTTAGCGCAACAACTATGCAGGGTATTGAATCTGGGATATACGTTTATGATATCGAGCAAGAGACCTCCGCTGGTGTTGTAACCACTTTAATATATGGTACTTTTAAAGTTAACGAGGACGTAGCCATTACTGCATAATGCCAATTAGCGTAGACCAACCGTCGAGTATAGCTGTATCCAGCTCTAATGGAGGTACTATAAATGTCTCCGTTGTTAGTGGTGCCGAGACCAAGGTTGTCTCGCTTACGTCTACCGCTGCAAATAATATTTCTGTATCTGGAGCTATCGGCTCTGGTCCTGCTGGACCGCAAGGACCGCAAGGTCCTGCTGGTGCTGATGGTGCGGATGGGGCGGACGGCGCTCAAGGACCGCAAGGTGAGCAAGGCCCCGCAGGTGCGGATGGGGCTGACGGTGCTGATGGAGCTGACGGAACTGTCACAGAACTCAGCACGATTCCCGATGTAACTATTACCAATCTTCAGGATAATCAGATACTCCAGTATGACTCCACGTCTGGTGACTGGCTGAATGCAGATGCTCCGTCCTCTACGTTAGAGTCATCAATTACGATATCTAATACCAACGCAGCATTCACCCATATGACTTCGCCGATTACGGCGGGTACTTCCCTCGAAGCTGTTCTTAGAGATATGCTTGAGAAGTACAATGTCACAAGTATTCAACTCAGTCAAGTTAAGGCTGCCTTTGAAACAACTAGCGGAACATACGGTTCTACGTCTTACTTGAGCAACCTTGGAAACCTGGAGGTGGGGAGAGGAATAAAGGTTGATGGATTTACATTCACTATCGGAGATGATTCTCAAACTGGTGACACCTCAGTTGTATTTAAGGTCGAATCTACGACACTACAGAGCGGTATATCTGATACTGGCTCCCCAGTAACTCTTACTACAGCCGATATACAAGACCCTAACGATGACGTTACAAGAACGTACACGGTACAGGCCACAGATAATGGCGGTAGCAGTAGCGTTACTATTAGCGGAAGCAAGAGTGTAAGATGGCTTTACAGAGTAAAGTTCGGGGCCTCTTCTACCTCTACGCTTGACAACGCTGACGACGCTCAGGATTTGTATGACAACCTGAATGTAACTGGAGGGTACGACAACATTAAAAGCTCAACCAACCTAAGTGTATCTGGTAACACAGCTACTGACACACAGGGCAACTACACATGGATTATTTATCCAGTTTCTTTTACAACGATTGGCTCAATATTGCAAGGGGCCACGGAGGTAATCGACGCATTTCAATCTGATCAACAATTTACTATAACCAACGATTACGGGGTAGACATCCCATACTACTTTAAGAGAAGCAACATCGACGCCGCTTTTGGCGAAAGTGCCAACCTAACAATAGACTTCTGACATGGCGGTTAAGTTTCCAGACTTTCTACAGAACAACAACCCCAATGCAGTCCTTATTGATGCGACTGAAAATCAGACCAAGGGTTTCGGTTTCTTTGACACCACTGGTGACAGAGATCTCCTGCCTTCTGCGCTTCAGGTAGTTGGGTATCTTGCTATTGTTGGCACGAGCACACCAACAGCATATGTCTATCAAGGTGGTGGCTGGACTACAGCCTCTAATTGGACTGAGATCGGCGGTGGTGGATTGGAAAATGTGGTTGAGGATACCACCCCTCA